GAAGGGGGTACAGAACCCCCTTGTGTACCCCCTTGCATAGGGGTTAGTTTTACTCCTGTTTTATCCTCATAACCAATAACTTGTGCATCTATACTATGCTTTTGTGATATGTATGCGAAATTAGACATACCTTTTAATTCAGGTTCTTTGCCATCAAACTGTTTTTCAAGAACAGCCCACAAAAACAGAAGTCTATCTTTTTCGGGCAACTCTTTTGCTATATCAAAATAACTACGATAAAATTTAAAGGCTTTACGCATAATAAAAGGAATAGCACCTCATAATCCCGACCAAAACGCCAGTAGTGGGAACGAGATTACTCGGTGCTAATATTTTAAATAAGTATGTTAGATTTTTCCATTGGCGTTTTGGATTTTAATGTTAAATTAGATTAACGCTACAAAGATAGTAAAAGATATTGAATAAAAAAATTAAATATAATATTTAAACCACCAAGTTCCGTTTTTTTTGTCCTGCATACGTTTAGCTTGGATATTCATTCCGTTATCCCGAAGGTCGAAAATTCTCGCTGACAGCCTCGTTATTCTGTATTTTACAAACGCTTGGAAGGTTGTAATACTTTTTGATTTCAGCAAATGATTTTTGATTTGCTCGTTTTGACTTAGCTTAATTTTTGTCATTTGTTAGGGTTTTAGGGTTTTGATTAATTGTTTGTAATATTTTATCTTTTCTTGAATTTCCGGTATTGATATTTTAAGTACATCGTGCCTATGTGCGTGAAGCCATTGCAACTTATCTACTCCAATCTTTTTTTCTATTCTGGGCAAATATTCTTGCAAATTACCGTGTTTATACTGATTGCAAGTAACGCAGCCTAAGTGAACATTGTCCTCGTTAAATCGCAAGAATTGATATGTCGTAGGGTAGTAATGTGATGCATCACCTTTTCTGTTAATCATTGGAGTATCGCAACTTATGCATTGCAAATCTTTATCTCTGAGCCTAATCCATGTATTAAAAACGGTTTGATACATTTTAATCCAGTCTTTATGCGTTAAGATAGATTTTTTCAGTTCAAATAACTCCTTTCGTTCCTCTTTGTTTTCCTTTGCAAGTTTATTGGCTCTTAAAACCTTTTGATATTCATAAGCGCAATTAACAGAGCAACAAGGAAATAACGGGTACTTAGGATTAACCTCATACTTTTTACCGCAGGATTTAACCTTACACGTTCTAAACCTTATTTTGCCAGCCATAAAAATAGTATTAAAAATATCACAATCCAGCATCTAATAAATCCCTTTAAAAAACGCTCTCCTTCTAAATTTTCGTCGTAGTAGCTCATGGTTCAATTTTATTTTTAAGTGATTCTATAAATATTTCCATCTTATTACGATAGTATAATTCAAAATCATCATAACCTTTTTTATCTTGATTCCAAAGGATATACAACACAGCTTTCATTCGTTTGGATGGACTTTTAATAGTTTCAATCATTTCGCTGCTTACTTTGTCAACTTCCGACATCATATCGGTTTGTATTGCGTTTGTAGATAAATAGCAATTAACTAATGAGTTTTGAAGTTGGAATAGTTCGCCAGCTTGTTTATTTCCTAGCTCCTGCGTTCCGATAGTAACTTTAATAGTCTTATCCTTTCGTGTTGAAATACTTTCTATTTGAGCGTGTATTAATATTCCCATTACTTTCCAAATCTTAAATTAAATTCTATTTCTTTTAATTGCTTATAAGCCTTTGTGCTTTTTTCTTTTGCTGCTTTCCAAGCCTCATTATTTGAATAATTAAAGGAGTTTTCATCAACACCTATCAGTTCGAAGTCATTCGTAGATATTGCGCTGCTATCGACCAGCAATTGAAGAAGCTGCTTTGATATTTTAATTTTGCAAATTTCCATTACTTAGATAGTAGTGATTTTTCTACTGTTTCGGATACGTAATATTTTTTCTTTATATCGTCGATAGTACCTCCATCGCTTATAAATTTTTTAGCAGCCGTAAATTTGTCTGAATTTTCATTTAGGTATTCTTTTTCTTTTGGCTTTTCAGATTGTTTTTGAGGCGCTGGTTGACTTGCTTTATTCCCATCATCATCGTCTGCTCCGATGTTTACAAAGGCTTGCAATCCATATCTTCGAGCGTAAGTAATACCGCTACCTTGCGCCTGTGCATCATTTTGTTTTGAGTAAACAATTTCAGTTAAGCTGCTTAAAAACTCTCCCGATTCATGTAATAGGATAGTATTAATAAAGTTTTTGCCATCCTTGTTTATCATTGGTTGTATTGCGCTAATTCCGTTTTCGTTTAGTAAAGGCAAACACGCCTCTCTAACGCTGTTTAAATCTGCGTATTTGGATTTAAAGAAAGGGTTTGCGCTATCTTTTACAGCATTACCCATGCCTTTTTGAGCCTTTAATAAGGCTGCTGAAATTTTACCTATTGTTTGCGATGTTTCCATAGTTTTTAATTTTGTTCAAAAATATATTAATTAATTACACGAATAATTTAATTTAGATGAATGCGTGTTTTTTGTAGACTAAAGCTGAATAACTCCTGCAAAGTCGTACTCGTTAAAGTAATAGTAAGTAGATAACTTGCATTTGTTTAATTTCTCTCTAAATGGTACATTGACCTCTGTAAGTAGATTGGCTTGGTTTATTCCATAAATAACAGTTGAATGGTCTATGTTTAGAATTTTCCCGATAGATTCTAAGGTTTGTTTTGTGTTATTTTTTAATAAATAAGCCACAATAAAACGAGCCTCCACATTTCGTCTAATCCTATTTTTAGACAAAACAAAGTCTTTTTTTAACCCTAAAGTATTACACACTTCGTTTAATATTAAGTCGTTCAGTTTATTATTCATGGCTATATTTTTTTAATTATCATTTGAGTAGTCATATTGCTATCCATAAAACAAGCCATCCTTAACTGTTGCGCCAATAAATAACAGCTAAATGATTCTTTTTCGATTAAGTCTAATAATCTTTGTTGCTCTTTTACGTAACCTTCCTTTTTTACCTTCATTTGCTCGATTGTAAGCTCGTCAAATATTACGGGTATAGGATTCTTGTCATTGTCGGGTATTAATTGTCTGTCTTCCATTTTATTTCCTTTTAGATTGTTTAATTACTAAAGCCATGTGTCCGATCGTCATGGCAAAACCGATTGATATTAGTAGTACGTGTTCCATTATTTATTGTAGATTAGACGTTGTGTTAAATAAGTTCCTTTTTCATCCGATGCTGTCATTTGCTCCGATATTTCAGCTATAACAGGATTTAAATTTGGAAAAAGTGCAGCAAAGTTATTAGCTTTCTTAATTATTGATTCGTCCGTTTCCCCGAACACTTCAAACTCGATTGTGATTATTCCTTTTTTCATATTTATATGTTTTTAATTTGAAACAATATTAATTTATTTGTCAATACAAAATCAATAATTTAGACGAATCAAAGAATTTTAACGACGAATACATAAAAAGTTCGACGAATATTTGATTGATATTAAAAATATTGTATAATTGCATTATGGAAATTTACAAAACAAACGAAAAAGCACGAACAGAAATTGATAATCTATTAAAAAAAATAGCTAAAATCGAAGCATCACTAGGTAAAGATAGCACAAAAAAAGAATTTACACAAGCTAAAGCAAAACAAAATAAGCTACTTTTATCAATAAAATCAATAGACAGCGAAATGTACGATATACTAGAACCAACCAAACTATGAAAGAAATAATCGAAAAAGTATTAGACAGGTTAAGACAAAGACCGTACAATAACAGATACCTTGCCGAACAAATCGAAGCCGAAATAAAGCAGAAACAAGATGAATGCAGGTTTAAATGGATTCAGGAGCAGAATAGTATCACTTTAAAGATGCAAGCATTGAAACAACATGAAACAGTACCAAAATCAAACATAACAAGTCATGGATAGCCTTATCTTTGCTAATTACGTTAATAGCTTAGAACCGATACAACAAAAAGTGTCGATAAATAAACACTCATTTTACATATTTTGCAACTAATAAAATCAATAATAGCCAAAATAAACAAACGCCTGAACGACAAAAGAATCGAAAGGTTATTTAAAATTCATGGGAATTGAAATGATCGCACCATACGCTATACATTACACCAACAAAGGCAACGAGGTTAAGGTGTCAGTAATCAAACATAAAGATTATAATCATGTTGTAGCCATAACTGCTATAAATACTGGTTTTTTAGTTCATTTACCTAAACCGAAGGGAAGCAAACTAATTAAGAGTAATCAAGTTACAAAATTAATATTCGATGAAGAAAACCTTTAGCAAAATAGCGTTAATTATAATAGTCGTTTCCTTACTTACATCATGTAAGAAAACAAAGATCGAAGCTAACGACATAGCGGTTAAAATGAAAAATTTTACTATTTAATTATTTTTTCGTAACTTTGTGAATAATCACTTTTTTTCAGACATTAAAAATGGCAGGTAAAAACGGAGGAGCAAGAGAAGGGGCAGGGCGTAAATCAAAAGCAGAAGAACTTTCATTGATTGAAAGGTTAAAGCCAATGGAGGACATCGCATTGAAAGCACTTGAAAAAGGTGTTAAGGCTTGTGAGTTCCCTTACATTAAGCTATACATGGAATATATGTATGGAAAACCAAAAGAAACGGTAAAATTCACAGGAGATCTAAACCTAACCAACAGACCGATAATAAAATTCCTAAATGTCGGAGATACTTCTAAATAGTAAATTCCAACCGTTATTCCAAAACAAAACCCGTTACTTTTTATTAACAGGTGGTAGAGGTAGTTCTAAATCCTTTACCGTTGCGTTGTTTTTGGCTCAATTAAGCTACGAACTAAATCAAAGGATGCTATTCACAAGGTACACAATGCAATCCGCTGAAACATCGGTAATACCCGAATTTACAAAGAAAGTAGAATTATTACAAGTTCAGAATGATTTTGATATTACCAACACTTTAATTACTAATAAGACTTCCAAAGTACCGATTATATTTAGTGGTATAAAAGCTAGTAGCGGAATACAAACGGCTAAATTAAAAGGTGTTGATGCTACTACATGGGTAAACGACGAGATGGAGGAATTTGTAGATGAAGAAACATTTAACGTAATTGATTACTCTATTCGTACAAAGGACTGTCAAAACAGAATTATAATGGTAATGAATCCAAGTGATAAGAGCCATTTTATTTATAAAAAGTTTATCGAAAAGACTAATAAGATTGTATTTATTGATGGATACCCGGTAGAGATAAGCACCCATCCCGATTGCACTCACATACATACTACATATCTTGATAACATTGATAATCTAGACAATAACATAGTTGAAGGTTGGCGACAAATGAAGATTGACAGCCCTAAATACTACGGGAATAAGATAATTGGACAATGGAACGATATATCTGAAGGTGCGTTATTCCCGAAAGTTAATTTAAAGCGATTTAAAGCAGGCGAATATAAATATGAAAGTAGTGTTGCATACATTGATGTTAGTGATGAAGGAAGCGATAGTACGTGTATGATGGTAGGTAAAACAATAGGCACTCAAATACATATTGTTGATATTATATTTAGTGAGCATAACATGGATATAACCCTGCCGATGTGTGCTGATTCATTGATTAGAAATGGTGTTGCGTATTGCCGGGTAGAAACTAATTCAATGGGTGCTGTATTTCACCGCAACCTTCAAACGCTTGTAAAGAATACCCAATGTTTACCAGCAACGTCAACAACGAATAAGCATACAAGGATTTACATGGATAGCGTATTTATTAACGAGAACTTCTACTTTGCTGAGAATCCCAACGAAATGTATGAAAAGGCATTAAATCAAATGGCAACATATACAAAGGATGGAAAAGCTAAACATGATGACGCTGCTGATTCAGCTTCAGGACTTGCAATGTTTATTCGTGGAATATTTCCGCATATTTTTAGGTAGTATATTATTTTTATTATATTTGTAACATAAACAAAAAAATGCTAATATTAAATTATTTAATACACGTTGTAATTCTTGTTGCATGCGTTAAAATTCTATTTATATTATTAAAAAAATACTAAACTAAAAAAAATGAGCAAGGTTTTTTATATCGGTCAGGAAAGGATTAAGGATGTTCAGGAAAAGGAAGCAGGTACATACGTGATAACTGTACCGAAAACAAAAGCAGGACAATGGATTAGAATTAGAGTTGAGGACAAAAACAATCTAAATAAAATACATAAAACTAAACTAAAAACAAAATGAAAGAACTAATATCAACAGGAATAAATGCAGCAACCTTAATAATACTATTAATGGTAATTGCTTTTATGATTGCAATTCTTTTTCAAGTGATTAATGAAAGGAAAAAAAAGTCAAGTAGTACACAACCCAAATAAATTAAACATGAAAGCAAACGAACTAAGGATAGGGAATTTAGTATTATGCGATGAAGAAATAATAAAAATTTCTTCTATTAATGAATACGGGGTTGAATTATTTAAAGATGAAGATAGCGACAATGAATCAGGTATTTATCACACCTATGGAATAGACGAACTAATCCATATCCCACTAACAGAAGAATGGTTGGTTAAGTTTGGGTTTGGACATGATGGCGTAGCTCCGGGACGTTTAAAATTAGATTGTGATTTGGGGGAGATTATGATAAACTTTAACTCTTTAAATCCACTATGCAAATACGTCCACCAACTTCAAAACCTTTACTTTGCATTAACTGGTAACGAACTAACAATAAACCAAACTAAATGAAAAAAACTCAAAGAAGCTATCAAACTACTAGAAGAACACCAATCGTGGCGTAGAGGTGATAACTCAATAATGTACAACCACAAGCAACTAGGAATAGCAATTGACTTAATACTAAAAAAGGTCAAGGAGCTAACAGCTGACGATATATTAATTTTAAAACGGAAAAAATGCGACAAATCGAAATAAAAACGGAAATAACTTTTTGCCAGTACGTAAAATTAAGAAACAAACTAAGGGAGTTACAATGCACAAAATCGAAGAACTTGAAAAGCTAAAGAAAGACAATGAATTAGTATTTGAAAGACAGTATCAGCAAGACCCTAAGCCGTTAAAAGGTATGCTATTCCCTGAAAAGGATTTGCAATATTTTAAACCTGACCCTCTTTTGCAATTCGAGTCTTCAACAGCCTATGCAGATATAGCAGATGCAGGAGAAGATGCAACGAGCGTTCCTGTTGGAAAGACAATTAAGGATTTGATTTATATTACCGATTGGGTGCACAACGATAACATAAGTGAGGTTACTATACCATTGGTTAAAAATATGATTGACCGAGAGCAGGCAATGTATATTAGAGTTGAAAGTAATAATATGGGCGCTATGTACGGAAGAACGCTTCAAACGGTGCTTAACACTTGTACTGTATATCCTGCCGTTTCAACAACCAATAAGCACACACGTATATTGATGGAAGCATCATTTATAATGCGGCATTGCAGGTTTCTCGATGTTGAGTTTCAATCGGACGAATATAAAAAGGCAATGAAGGAATTAACCAGCTATTTAAAGAATGGGAAAAGCAAACATGACGACAGCCCGGATGCGTTAAGTGGACTTGCAATGTTTATTCGTGGAATATTTCCGCATATTTTTAGGTAATTTACTTTTTATGCAAAGGTATTGAAGAATAGTTTGTATATTTGCCAAATGAAAGTATTTATATGTAGTAAGAATGGCATAATTTATCCCAACGCTTACACCTCCCTTTTGTCAGCGTGTGCATCATTAGCAGTATCTTATTCATCTGCATCGAGAGGTAAAATGTCGTGGGTTAATGGTGTTGATTTAAGAACGATTGATGTTGTGTTTGTTATTAAAATAAAAAATAGAGGCAAAAAATGAAAGGAAAACGTAAATTATTTTTATTGATTGCTATAAATATAATCCTATTGCCTTTGGTGTTTAGAAGCATTAAGGAAAGAATTAACAATCCAAAATTGACCGAAACAGAATTACTAATTAAATTTTTTGAGTTACCTAACTAAAGGCAAAAAATAACATTGAGTAGTATAAAACTAAACTAAAAAAAAATGCTAAGTAACGAACTAAGGATTGGGAATGCGGTTAATGAGGATGGCAGGTTAGTAATCATACATGATGGATTTGGAATTGACCATGCTAAAAATTTTAAGCCCATCCCCCTAACAGAAGAGTGGTTGATTAAGTTAGGATTCAGTAATAGTTTGGGTGATGGCTGGTTTGCGTTTGGTACTTTTAACGATATACATATAAATCCAAAACTAAAGATTTTCACATTAGGGCAAGACGAAGAATATAGAGGTAAAATTGAATTTGTAAATCAAGCACAAAATTTAATCTTTTCTTTAACAGAAAAAGAGCTGACAATTAAAAAAGATGAGCAATAAATTAAAATACATAACAATTATATACAAAGGGAACATATTTGGTGCTATATTCTTTTTTCCACAGTGATTTTAAATAAAATAAAATGAATTACTTTTTTTATAAAACAGGAAACGGGATTACCGATATAGCTTTTCATTCGCAGAATATAGAAGATGCCAATTTATATTTAGCTGAGAATCCATTATCTGAAATGCGAAAAACGAATATGTCTACAATCGTTTTTTTGAGGGATATAAAGAGTAGAACTAACCCGACTACTACGTTTAATTTTAATCAGCGTCTTCACTCATAAATAGCTTATACCTTGCTTTTCCTTCTTCAACTGTTAGAAGTCCACCAGTAACGGCAGCGGTTATATTGGCTATTTCGGTAGCTTCTTGTTCAGCTTCATTTGCATCGCTCTCCTGCATTACCTCAACATGGTCGTAATCTAAGCATAAATAAGAGCCATCGGTGAATTTAAAGTAAGCATCAAGTGTTTGACAAAGACTATCAGCCATCGGTTGTATAGCGTCTGTATAAGCCTGTTTAATAGCATCATTCACATCCTGACTTGTAAACCCTTGCATCTGTGAACTAAATATGTTTTTATTCAGATTAAACGCATCGCAAATGGTTAATTTGTTAGCTTCTATTTGCTCTAGTAATAAAAGTTGAGCTGTTGGATATGACATAGGAACCCATTCAGTCCCACCATCGACAAATTTAATCCTGCTTTTTTTATCATCCCCAACACCGTAGTCATTCGTGTATTGATTCTCTAATTGCATTTTACGTTCGGGAGTTAATGGCAATGCTCCTGCACTATCTTTTGAAGTTGTTTTAAGCATCCCTAATGCCCCTTTTTCACCTGATATGACGTTTAAATAGTCATAAGCTAACTTTGTGTTAGTTATTGGATAACGAAGCGATTTTAAAGGGGAAACACCTATAATTGGATTGTTTATATCGTGTATCTTTGACCAAATGATTTCTTCGGGTTGAAATATCCTTTTTGTTGTTCCATCGTTATATTCATAGTGTTTAACCACTCCTGACATATCCGTTTGGTCGAAAAACTTTCCTGTAAGTATTGGCGTTAAGTATTCGGGTGAAATGCTTTGCAACTTAGATGGAATACCGTTTTGAAGCGGTGAAACGATTTGAGCGTAAATAAATTGATTGCCGAACGTAGAAATCTGAAACATATAATTACGTAAAAATTCATTTTCAGAACTATAAAAATTCGGTTTGTTTAATAGTTTAATGTACGGACTGTTTTGAATCTCTTTTCCTTCTTTGTTTTTGTGTCTGAATACTCCATTGCTAAACATTTCAGCTTTCTTTGTTATAACCAAATTTAGTTCCGGAACTTCGCTAACAAGTTTAGAAGGAACATCTGATGTATAGACAGCGCCACTTCGCCCGATCATTTGAATCTTTGAGTTAAAAAATGCTTTCTCTTGGGATTTAGAGCTGAATCCCAACCAGTCCCCGAAACGGGACATTAGATTATTTATTTCCATTTATATAAGGTTGCATACATCTTAATATGCTTTAGGTAAAATTTTAACAAAATTACTAAAAATTCGACTAATATACAAAAATGTTAGATAAACGCACTTATTTTGTAGATTAAAAATAAATAAATGAAAATATTTGCATATTAATTAAAATATATTTTGTAATTTTGTAAATGTGTATTAAGTGGTACACAACCGAGAAAATGGGGTTATTAGTTGGTTATTTTTAAGGAAGCGTTCAGACACTTAGTAAAATAGGTTGTTTGAACGCTTTTTTGTTTTAATTATGACAAAAGAAAAAGAAATAAAAGTTGATTACAATGCACTTCTTAAAAAAGATTTGCAAAAGAAAAAAGCAATCAAAGACAATAAAGTAGTTGTAAAATGAAAAGTATTCCATCGTTTGTAGAGAAAAAAGATTTATTCGATTTCTTAATCGAAAACAAATCTGCTTTGGTTGCTGAAAAGAAATATTCAGTAAAACAAGCTGATACTACTACTTATTTGCCTACTGTTCACGAAACAAAAGCCGATAAAACGATTACTGACCCTCAAAGCTATTCAGGTTATAAGTTGGGAGTTAAATTAGTAATTAATACTACTAATATCATGGATAGCCACCATGACGTACATATACCCGGACTTTGGAATAAATCTTTAAAGGAAAACAAAAATATTTATCTATTACAAGAACATAGAATGGCTTTTGATTCAATTATAGCTGATGGGGTTAAAGCGTCTGCTGAAATGATGGATTGGAAGTCATTAGGATTAAACGTGGAAGGACAAACACAGGCATTAATATTTAATTGTGAAATATTAAAAGACCGAAACTCTTTTATGTTTGACCAATATCAAAGGGGTTTTGTAAAAAATCATTCGGTAGGTATGCACTATGTTAATCTTTTCCTTTGCATAAATGATAAAGATTATGCAGAGGAATACGCTAACTGGAAAAAGTACAATAGTGAAGTAATTAATATTAAGGAAGCTAAAGAACTAGGGTATTTTTGGGCTGTTACAGAAGCAAAGATAGTGGAGGGTAGCGCAGTTGTAATGGGTAGCAATCAAATAACACCATCTTTAATAATTCAAGATAAAAACGAGCCGTTAGAAGACACTCAAAAAAACATAGAGCCGTTGTTTATCAACACTCAAAAAGCAAATGAAATAATTAATAATTTTAAATTTATAAAATAAAATGAACGAAGAACAATTAAAAGCGGCATTGGAAGCAGCGTCAAAAGACGTAACCACCGCAATCGACAAATCAAAAGCAGAAAACAAAGCTGCATTAGAATCATTAAAAGCGGAACTAAACGCATTGAAATCAACTGATAAATCAGATGTTGTAAGTGCTGAAATTGTACGTATTGCTGCTGAATTAAAAGCAGTTAAAGAGCAAGGTGCTGCAAATGTTACAGTTGGTAACACAGCATCACAAGTAAAAGAATGGATGGAAGCTAACAAAGCTGCTATCACAAACATAAAAGCAGGTCAAAAAGCTGACTTAACTCCTTTAGTAATTAAAGTAGCAAGTCCAATGACACCTGCTAACACTTACAACAGTTCTGCTTATTTGCCGAATCCGGAAATGCAAGCAGGAGCAAATGAAATTGTAAGATTACAGCCTACTTTTTGGGATTACCTTAAAAAAGGTAGAACAAACAGCGCAGCTTATACTTGGGTAAATAAAAAGAACCCATTAGGAGCAGCAGGATTTATTGGTCCGGGTGTTGCTAAACCGGGAGTATCTTTTGAAATTGCAACAGAAATTTCAAATGCTAAAAAAGTAGCAGTATCTGAAAAATGTTCAACGGAACTTTTGGAAGATATTGAAGGAATGGCATCTTGGATTAACCAAGAGATTGAATACCAATTGAAACAAAAAGTAAACACTACCTTAATGACAGGTACTGCCTCTTCAACTGTTCCAGCAGGTATCCAAACGATTTCTGACACTTATTCATTAACAACAGTATTAACGACTAACCCTAACAATTGGGATGCAATCAGAGCGTGTGTTGCTCAATTACGTTCAGGTAACTTGCAAGGTCAAGTAACTGCATTTGTTAACCCTGTTGATTATGCTAATATGGTTTTAACCAAAGCACAATCGCAAGGACAATTATTTATCCCTGCTGAAACAGGAGCAGTAATTGTTGAAGACAATAACGTAGCTGTTGGTTATGTACAAGTTGCATTACTTGACTACTACAAAGTTTTGATCTATAAAGATTTTGCTTTGTCTTTCGGTTGGGAAAATGATGACTTCACTAAAAATTTGGTAACAACTCTTGGAGAAATGAGATTGCACCAATTCTTTAGCGAGAACCATTCAGGAGCGTTTATTTACGACACTTTTGATAACATCAAAACAGCAATTACTACTGTATAGTAAAAATTAGCGAAGCATCTTAAACGGTGCTTCGCTTTAATAAAAAACCAAATGGAAAAAGTATTTGTAACCTTAAAGGGTTCTCAATTAAAATCAAATCATTGGAAAGTAGGACAAGAGATTTCATGCCATCCTAATATCGCTGCAATGTTTATTTCTAAAGGAATAGCATCGGCAACCAAAGAAGAAGAAGAAGTTGTAGTACCTATAAAAAAAGATAAAAAGAAATGAAAAAAATATTAATATTGGGACTATTGAGTTTTGTTACTCTATTCTCACTTGCTCAAAACAGCGTAACGTCAATGACTGGAAACGGTGATACGATTACTAATACGGGAAACGACTACGTACTTGTAAACGTATTAGGAACGTACGAAACCGTTTCATTGCAAGCAGTTGTAACTAAATTAACAGGAACAGTAACATCTACATTTGCATACGTGCAAGGGTCTATTGATGGGACTAACTTTGTTAATCTAAATACAGATACATTAACTTGTACCCAACAAACAACCAATACGAAAGTATGGGTAATTGAAGGGTCTAATTATTTATGGTATAAAATTGTTTTTGATGGTGGTGGTACTCAAACTAGCCGTATATATGGTTATACTTTACCTAATCCTTCATCAGGAAAACACGTAAGTCAAACAATGCTAAGTGATATTAGCGGAACGTCTGATACTGCTACAAATAGCGGAACCTCTTATGTTACAACTAGAGTAAGAGGCTGGTATAATACCATTTCTATACAAGCGGTTGCAACAAAGATTTCAGGAACAGCAGCCGGAACGGTTACCTTACAAGGTAGTTTGGATGGAACTAATTTCGTGACAGTACCTACTAATTATCTATACGATGTAACAGGTCAAGAGCCTTACAAAGTAGATGGAACAGCTACGTTAACAGTAACAGACGTAACAACTTCGACAAAGATTTTTACAGTAATCGGTTCACCTTTTCAGTATTACAGATTATCGCATACTGGAACAGGAACGATGGCTGTAAGATTGAGAGGTTATTTATTACCTAATAAAAAATAAGTATGGGACTTCTAATTGTAAAGGGTGATTTTGTTGATTTTTATGGACTATCGCAGTCTATAAGCGATAAAATCACGCCTTACATTTTGGAGTACGAAAAAAAGTATTTACGTGAATTGTTGGGTGCTGAATTGTACACTTTATTTGCAGCCGATGTAAGTGGAGTAACGCCAGCAACACAAATCTATTTAGATATTTTTAATGAGATTAATTCAGATGAATACGGTGTTTTATTGCATTCAGATGGAATGAAAAAAATGTTGTTAGGCTTTGTTTGGTATGAATATGTCGCAGGGACTTCGCACCAACATACAAATACCGGAGTTGTTGCAAATGTAAATGAGATTTCTTTGAATGCAGGGTTTGATTTAGCTTACAAAATGTATAACAAATCAATAGATACTTTTAACGCTATTCAATATTACATTTTAAATAATAATTCCAGTTATTCAACATTCGCAGGAATAGAAAAAAGATTAATTAGTTCTTTGTAAAAATGGAAACGGTAGATATTATTCGTGAAGTAGTTGAAGCGATAAATATCGAGTTCACAGCAAAAGTTATAACCGATAACGGTAGTAATAGTTATACGCTTACAACGAATGATACAATGTATGTTCAGGAGGGGTTTAGTATAACTATTGGGGCGGTTGTTTATGAAGTAACAGAGGTCGTAAAAGATGTGTCAATTACAATCACAGGCGCATCACTACCAGTTATTAAAGTCTTTAACCTTTACGCTCCTGTTTATTATCATGGTACGGTAATAAAAGTAAAAGGAGAGATTGCCGGAGAAACAAACGCTAATAATGTATTTGCTCATACGCCATTTATTTATTTACGTGAAGTCATTGAGGATACCGTAAACACTAAGTATAATGACAGTCCAATTGATAAAACAACGGATTTGCAAATACTTATTTTAACTCAATGTAATTATGTAGATTGGAAAATTGTAGATCACTACTCAAAGTCAATATATCAAATGAGAGCATTGTTACAAGGATTCATTAATGCACTTTACGAAAATAAAAAGATTGGAAAATTTGAAGATTACAAAGTAAAAAACCATATCAATTTTGGTGTTTACGTTACCGATAAAGGGGAAACAAAATCAATATTTACAGATAACCTTTCCGGAGTAGAATTAAATATCACTTTGCCATTTAAAAAACAGTTGCCAGCGTGCAACTTATAAATATTATTAACATTTAAAACTAAACAAAATGAGCTTATCAGTATGTACAGCAACGTTTCTTAATACAGGAACAATAAGCTGCTCTCCAGTAATGGATTATGCAGACAAATTAATATTCGTACCAACCTATTCAGCAGCAGGAGTACGTAATAAAATATCGAATACGGCGATATTAACACAGGTAACGGTACAGGCTTTGATTGACCAAGCTGACCCGACATTGCGTTGGTATCCTACACCTCAAATTGAAAACATGACAGGTGAGCGTGCTGCATCTACATTTGAAACAGGGGCGACAGGTCGTAGATACAAAGCAAAAACAGGTGTACGTACTTACGCCTTTGACGTTATGAACAAATGGGGATTATACCAAGCTATTTTTGAACAATTCTCTTGTGCTGAAATGTCTTTCTTTATTGTTGATGCTACTGGTAACTTAATTGGTTTACAGGCAGCAACGGACGATGGGTATATGTACCCTATCCGCATATCAAACGATTCAATGGAATCAATTTTAGGTATGCCAATGCCGGACAAATCGGTTAAAATTACCGTATCATTTGAATTTGATTCACGTGAAAAAGATTCTTTGTTAAGAATGTTTGAATACACTCCACTTGTAATGACAGCTGACATGGCAAATGTTGAAGGGTTAAACGCTGTTTATATGGCAATGGTAACAAACACAACAACAGCAGCAGTAGTTGATTTGTACGCTGTACATAATGGGGTGAATAAGAAAGTAGCTATTACTGGCTTGGTTGTAGCTAACTTCTACGATGTAGTAGGTGGTGCAAGTTCTAAAGCGTATAACGTAACAGATTCAAGTGCAATTGCTTTAACTTCGGTAGCAGAAAGCGCAACAGTACCCGGACGTTACACTATTACTTATGGCGCTCAAACAAGTGGAACGCTTGCATCTGCTGACGTAGTAAGATTTACTATTGTTAAAACTCAATTAGATTTCACAGCGGTAACAGCTAATACATTAGCGGTATCTTAATATTAAGAAATATGCAAATAGGCAACATTAGTTTCAATTTAGAATCTATAAAAGATATTTCAAAGGATGAATTTATAAAGCTCTATCGGGGTCAACTCGATGGAGCTGATATAAACGACGCATTTGAACTAATCCAAAAAGAACTAAACAAAACAGAAACAAAAGAAGAAATAAAGAAAGCCCCTAGAAAAAAGTAGGGGTTTTTTTCTAATACATTGTTCATGTTAGGTGCTTTATTTAAGTTATGCGATAATATTATAAACATTGATGTTTCAAAATTATTTATTCGTATAGTATTTCAAGATGAGATTAGGGTTTATATTTTAGATCTAAACAGGATTTCGCAGTTATTTGAAAAAAGCGAAGATAGTTACGAAAACTTTTTAGGAACGTATAGTTATGCGACTGAAAAGATAAGTAAAGGGAGAAAAAAAGCTGGAAGTAGTATTACGTTACTGGATACAGGAGCGTTTTACAAATCATTCGATATAGCAGTTTATAGCGATGAAAGTTTTACCATTGAGGCAAACACTATAAAAGAAGATGGAAGCGATTTAGCAAGCTCAAAACGATACGGAAAAGGGATATTAGGGTTAAGCACAGAAAGTAAAAATAAATTGATAGCGAAAATAGAGCCGTTATTAATAATTGAAATTAGAAAACAGATTTTTAAATGAAATATTTAGTTGGGAGTGATATAGGTACTTATACTTTTAATGTAACGGCTAAAACTATTACATTGAGCGGAGTTCCCGATATTGTTTCTAATCAGGTAATACGAATAAATAATTTCACTCGAAATGTTGTTATTTATGAGTTTATAAAGACTAAAATCGTTGTTGAGGCTGGGAATATCATTCAGTTGTTTGGAACGCTTCACGGTATGCAAAATGGCGACTTATTGCAGATTTATATTGATATTCCTGCAATAACTGGCTCTATTTCTCTACCAACAGGAGCAAGTACAGAGGCGAAACAAGACACACAAATAACGGCTTTAGGAAGCCCATTTCAAGCAGGTGGTAGCATTGGCAATACATCATTTGGTATAAAGGGTACAAACGATGTAGGCGTATTAACTAATATACCAGTAACGCAGGAAGGACATTTAGAAGTTTCTATACACGACCCTCGATTACCGTTTGGTTCTGTTCATGTTGAGAGCCTTACACCTGTATTTCAAACTGATGCAGTATATGGTATAAATGCAGGACAAGTTATTACAAATGTTTCAGGGAGTGGAGCAGTATTAGGAGATAATAGTGTTTTTGCAATTAATACAGGAACAACTATTTATTCTCAATCGGTTTTATTAAGTAGAAAAAGATTAAGATATAGAGCAGGGCAGGGAGTTGTAGGTAGGTTTACGGCATTATATACAGCTCCAGTAGCTAATAGTTATCAGATAACAGGGTTTGGTACAGCTTCCGATGGTGTTTATTTTGGTTATGGTAATACAGGAAATTTAGCAGATACATCGTTTGGCATTTTATACGTAAGAGGCGGTGTAAGAGAGATTAAAACATTAACGGTAACAACAGGTGCAACAAGCGCAAGCAACGCAACAGTAACATTAAACGGTACAGCTTTTACAGTACCATTAACCGCAGCAAGTAACATACAAAGAACTGTTTATGAACTTTCAACTTATACAGGTTATACAGGTTGGGACGCTTACGCAGCAAGTTCAACAACAGTAGTGTTTGTAAAGAAGTCGGCAGGAGTAACAGCAGGATCACAATCATATTCAGCAGGAACAACAGGAAGCGCAGCAAGTATAGCAGTAACTAAAGCAGGTGTAGCAAGTACCGATACATTTGTTCCTCAATCTTCATGGAATGGTGATAAGTTAGATGGTACAGGAGCAAGCGGTGTAACGTTGGATAAAACAAAAGGTAATGTCTTTCAAATTGGGATTCAGTATTTAGGATTCGGAGCAATAACATTTAAAGTTGAGGTTATTTCGGCAGGTGGTAATAATGTCGATTTTGTTACTGTACACACTTTAAAATTACCAAATACATTAACCGCTCCTACATTTACTAATCCTTCATTCCCTTTTACAATGGCTGTATATTCAGCTGGTAGCACAACAGACCTGACTGTTAAGGTAGGTTCGTTTGCAGGATTTATTGAGGGGAGTAAAACATTACATGGTAATAGATTTACATATTTAAACACACTAACAACAGTTGGTGCAACTAATTATCAAGCATTGTTTACAATAATGAATACCCGTTATTATGCAGGAAAAGCAAACCAATCCGTAATTAATCTATTATCTATTTCGGGAGCATTAAAACATACATCGCCTTGTATTTATTATCTTATAAGAGGCGGCACATTAGCAGGAAACCCATCATTTCAACAATTATCAACAAATAGTTGTTCTGTGTATGATATAGCAGCAACAACGGTTACATTCACAACAGGCGACCAGTTAATGTGGACAGGACATTTAGGAGATACAGGAGAACTTGACCATCACTTTGGTAATGGTGTATTGAACGCAGAAGAATTAACATTGCAGCCCGGAGAATGGATAACATTAGCAGCAAAGGCGACAACAGGAACACCTGCATATGTAACTGGAAGTATAAATACGAGAGAAGATCAATAAATGAAGGAAATAAAACAATTATACAACGAGTGGCGACTATCGAAATACTATCAAAGTATTCGTGAATGTCCGATGTATAATTGGGTAATGATGTATGAAGAAAACAATTTAAGATATTTATCAAAGACTGGTAAAGTTTGCAAGCGAATAAACATCGTTTACGAAGTTTTGCAAGATCAAATGATAGACGAGTTCGGAATAAATGAAGACTTGCTTAAAATCATTAAGAATAAGATTAAAATTGAAATACTTTATGCCGACCAAATCGAAACGGGAGATAAGTCAACGGGATGGAAAATTGAGTTTTTGGAACTCGATAATCAGGAATTAATGAGTAAGCAAACGAAAACAGACTTTTATTTGCAGACGTTTGAGATACAAAAGCATTTACCTTATAAAATAGACACGAAAACAATGAGCATTTTCGAGTACTATAAGAATATGAAAATCATTGCTAACAAAATGAAACACGAGAAATAGTGGCAGAAAGCGATAAAATAAAAAGCACGGACGTAATAGATGCAAATCTATTTACAAAGCAAATACAAGAAGCGAAAGACTTTGCCGCTGCTTCAAACCTTGTAGTTATTGGATTGAAAGATATTTATAAATCTCAATTAGATATTGTAAAATTAAAAACTCCGGATGACGCTAAATCAGTTAAAGAAAAAACAACAGCATTAATCGAAGCTGAAAAAGTACGCAAAGCAATACTTACAACGGAAATACAAGCTGAAAAAGTAAATCAACAAAGAATAAAAACAGAAAAACTTTTACAATCAAGTTCAAAAAACCTAACCGATGAACAAATTAAAGAGCTTGGAACACTTGAAAGATTAGCGTATGCAAATAAAAAATTAAATGAGGAGCGTAAAAAATTAAACCTTGAAACAGACAAAGGAAAATCAAGGTTAAAAGAAATTAACTCCGAACTCGATAAAAACAACAAAACAATTCGTGAAAATAATGACGAATTAGGCAAGCAAAAAATAAATATAGGTAACTATCAAAGTGCCATAAATGGATTGCCGAGAGCGTTTAATTTAGCTACTTCCGGAGCTATTCAATTTGCTCAAGGATTAAAAGCGTTATTATTAAACCCTGTTGTATTAGTTATTTCTGCTATTTCAGCCGCTATTTACGGATTATTTAAGGCGTTTGTTTCAACTGATAGCGGTTCGGTTGAATTTGCGGCACGAATGGAGCAACTTTCTGCTATACTCGATGTAGTAAGACAAAGAGCCGTTACTATGGTTGGCGCAATATCTGAATTATTTAAAGGTAATTTTTCAGCAGCAGCCGATAAATTCAATGAGAGTGTTTCAGGTGTTGGCGATTCTTTAGATAAAGCAACGAAAGCGGCATATAATTACATAGTGGCATTGGATAAAATACAAGACACAGAAGATAATTATATTTCAAATCGTGCAGAAAATCAAAGAAAAATTGCCGAATTAGAATTTAAGGCGGCAGATAAAAGTTTCTCAATAAAACAAAGAAGGGATTTTTTACAAGAAGCTATAAGATTAGGTGAAGAAGAAGCTAAATTTAATAAAGAGCAGGCTATTAAAAAACTTTCTGCCGAAGCTCTTTATCTAGCAAAATTAAATAATATAACAGTTAAGGAGCTTCTTGCATTTACTAAAATGAGTGATGCGGAGCAGGCGGCATCAAATCAAAGTTTAAAAACTGCAAGGGAAAACAATCCTGAAAAATTCAAGCTAATTGAGGAGTATTACGCAAAAGCAATACAGGCTGATACAGATTTCTTTAATGAAAATAAAAAAAATAATGGTAAGTTAACAGCGTTTGATGACCAAGTAAGAGCAGATAGAAAGGCTAAATTAGATAAGGAAAGAGCGGAAGAAATAGAAAGACTAAAAAAATCTACTTACGATTATAGGAAACAATTAGAAGAAAAAGAAAAAGC